GTAAGTTGGCAGCATCACCTGAACCCCTGCTCCAGTTACTTCGATTAGCCTCTGGGTTCCAAGTACTTTCTTAACAAAGACAGTTTTTCCTGATTTTGATGGGCCAGAGATAGAAATCAGCATGGTGCCCATCTCAAGTGTATCGATTAACTGTTGCTGTTTAGATACTAGGTGATCCTCAACCAGTGTGTGGTTGGGATAACCGCCTGGGATAAAAACCTCTGTCGCCTTCATATATCAACGCCAACATTATTAATGGTATGCCAATTTTACGTTGTAAGAGGATCAATACAAGTTCCATTTATTGCCTGTGAGTGCTGAAAAATTCAATATTTGAAAAATGAATATAAATCACTCATTACAAGAGCTTGCGCGTGCACTGCGCAACATGATCCGCACCGGTATTATCGTCGAAACCGACCTTAACGCCGGTCGCTGCCGTGTGCAGACCGGCGGCATGTGCACCGACTGGCTTCAGTGGCTGACCCATCGCGCCGGACGTTCGCGCACATGGTGGGCACCTTCCGTGGGGGAACAGGTGCTGATTCTGGCCGTGGGCGGTGAACTCGACACGGCGTTCGTTCTGCCGGGGATTTATTCCGGCGATAACCCCGCGCCGTCTGCGTCGGCGGATGCCCTGCATATCCGTTTCCCTGACGGGGCGGTGATTGAGTATGAACCTGAAACCAGTGCGCTCACGGTAAGCGGAGTTAAAACGGCCAGCGTGATGGCTTCTGATTCTGTTACTGCCACGGTGCCGGTGGTTATGGTGAAAGCATCAACCCGCATCACCCTGGACACACCGGAAGTGGTCTGCACCAACAAACTGACTACCGGCACGCTGGAAGTGCAGAAGGGCGGGACGATGCGCGGCAACATTGAACACACCGGCGGTGAACTCTCATCAAACGGTAAGGTACTGCATACCCATAAACACCCCGGCGACAGCGGCGGCACAACCGGGAGTCCTTTATGACAGCGCGTTATCTCGGAATGAATCGCAGTGATGGCCTGACTGTCACTGACCTTGAGCATATCAGCCAGAGTATCGGCGATATCCTGCGCACACCGGTCGGCTCACGGGTGATGCGTCGTGATTACGGCTCGTTGCTGGCATCAATGATTGACCAGCCGCAGACCCCGGCGCTTGAGTTGCAGATTAAGGTCGCCTGTTACATGGCGGTGCTGAAATGGGAACCCCGCGTCACCCTGTCATCCGTCACTACGGCGCGCAGTTTTGACGGGCGAATGACGGTCACGTTAACCGGCCAGCACAACGACACCGGCCAGCCACTTTCGTTAACCATCCCTGTGAGTTGAAACCATGCCGATTATCGACCTGAACCAGCTACCCGCACCGGATGTGGTCGAGGAGCTGGACTTTGAAACCATTCTCGCTGAACGCAAGGCGACACTGATTTCCCTTTACCCGGAAGACCAGCAGGAGGCGGTCGCCCATACCCTGACGCTGGAATCTGAGCCTCTCGTCAAACTGCTGGAGGAAAATGCTTATCGTGAGCTTATCTGGCGTCAGCGTGTGAATGAGGCCGCACGGGCGGTGATGCTGGCCTGTGCCGCCGGTAATGACCTTGATGTGATTGGTGCCAATTACAACACCACGCGCCTGACTATCACCCCGGCAGATGATTCGACCATTCCGCCGACACCGGCAGTGATGGAATCTGACACCGATTATCGGCTGCGTATTCAGCAGGCGTTTGAAGGTTTAAGCGTCGCCGGGTCGGTGGGTGCCTATCAGTATCATGGCCGCAGTGCCGACGGGCGTGTCGCGGATATCTCTGTCACCAGTCCGTCTCCGGCCTGCGTCACTATCTCTGTGCTGTCACGTGAAAATAACGGCGTCGCATCCGAAGACCTGCTGGCTGTGGTGCGTAACGCCCTTAATGGCGAGGACGTCAGGCCGGTGGCCGACCGCGTGACCGTGCAGTCTGCCGCCATCGTTGAATACCAGATAAACGCCACGCTTTACCTTTACCCTGGTCCCGAAAGCGAACCCATCCGCGCTGCCGCCGTGAAAAAACTGGAAGCGTATATCACGGCACAGCACCGGCTGGGGCGCGACATCCGTCTGTCTGCCATTTATGCCGCTTTGCATGTGGAAGGCGTGCAGCGTGTCGAGCTGGCTGCACCGCTGGCCGACATTGTACTCAACAGTACGCAGGCGTCTTTCTGTACCGAATACCGCGTCGTGACCGGAGGCTCGGATGAGTGATTCGCGACTGCTGCCGACCGGCTCATCACCGCTTGAGGTCGCCGCCGCAAAAGCCTGTGCGGAAATTGAAAAAACGCCGGTCAGTATTCGTGAGCTGTGGAACCCGGACACCTGTCCGGCAAATCTGCTGCCGTGGCTGGCGTGGGCGTTTTCGGTCGACAGGTGGGATGAAAAGTGGCCGGAAGCGACAAAACGCGCCGTTATCCGCGATGCGTATTTCATCCACTGTCATAAAGGCACAATAGGTGCAATCCGGCGTGTGGTGGAGCCGCTCGGCTATCTCATCAACGTGACTGAGTGGTGGGAAAACAGTGACCCGCCCGGCACCTTCCGGCTTGATATTGGTGTACTGGAAAGCGGCATCACAGAGGCAATGTATCAGGAAATGGAACGGCTGATTGCTGATGCCAAACCTGCAAGCCGCCACCTTATTGGCCTGAACATTACCCGGGACATTCCCGGCTACCTGTTCGCCGGTGGTGTGGCTTACGACGGCGATGTAATTACGGTTTACCCCGGATAAGTGAGGAATAATGAGCACAAAATTCAGAACCGTTATCACCACTGCCGGTGCAGCAAAGCTGGCAGCGGCAACCGCACCGGGAGGGCGGAAGGTCAACATTACCACGATGGCCGTCGGGGATGGCGGTGGTAAATTGCCTGTCCCGGATGCCGGACAGACCGGGCTTATCCACGAAGTCTGGCGACATGCGCTGAACAAAATCAGCCAGGACAAACGAAACAGTAATTATATTATCGCAGAGCTGGTTATTCCGCCGGAGGTGGGCGGTTTCTGGATGCGTGAGCTTGGCCTGTACGATGATGCGGGAACGTTAATTGCTGTGGCGAACATGGCCGAAAGTTATAAGCCAGCTCTTGCCGAAGGCTCAGGGCGTTCGCAGACCTGCCGTATGGTCATCATCGTCAGCAGTGTGACCTCAGTGGCGCTGACCATTGACACCACAACGGTGATGGCGACGCAGGATTACGTTGATGACAAAATTGCAGAACATGAACAGTCACGACGTCACCCGGACGCCTCGCTGACCGCAAAAGGTTTTACTCAGTTAAGCAGTGCGACCAACAGCACGTCTGAAACACTGGCTGCAACGCCAAAGGCGGTAAAGGCCGCATATGACCTTGCTAACGGGAAATATACCGCACAGGACGCCACCACAGCACGAAAAGGCCTTGTCCAGCTCAGTAGTGCCACCAACAGCACGTCTGAAACGCTCGCTGCAACACCAAAAGCGGTAAAAGCAGCATATGACCTTGCTAACGGGAAATATACCGCACAGGACGCCACCACAGCGCGAAAAGGCCTTGTTCAGCTCAGTAGCGCCACCAACAGCGATTCTGAAACGCTGGCCGCAACGCCAAAGGCGGTAAAGGTCGCGTATGACCTTGCTAACGGGAAATACACTGCACAGGACGCCACCACAGCGAGAAAAGGCCTTGTCCAGCTCAGTAGCGCCACCAACAGTGATTCTGAAACGCTTGCGGCAACGCCAAAGGCGGTAAAGGTCGCGTATGACCTTGCTAACGGGAAATACACTGCACAGGATGCCACCACAGCGCGAAAAGGGCTTGTTCAGCTCAGTAGCGCCACCAACAGTGATTCGGAAACGCTGGCCGCAACACCAAAAGCGGTGAAGTCTGCCTATGACAATGCTGAAAAACGTCTTCAGAAAGATCAAAATGGCGCGGATATTCCTGATAAAAGATTATTCCTGCGCAATATTGGAGCAACAAATTCAACAACCATGTCTTTTAGTGGTGGTACAGGATGGTTCAGGCTGGCAACTGTAACCATGCCACAGGCCAGTTCCGTGGTTTACATAAGTCTGATTGGTGGTGCCGGATATAATGTTAACTCCCCTATGCAGGCTGGTATATCTGAACTTGTTCTTCGTGCGGGGAATGGAAATCCAAAAGGTCTTACTGGTGCGTTATGGCGACGGACATCGGTTGGATTTACTAATTTTGCATGGGTGAATACATCCGGTGATACCTATGATGTTTATGTTGAAATAGGTAATTACGCCACAGGTGTTAATATTCAGTGGGATTATACCAGTAACGCCAGCGTAACGATTCATACATCACCAACTTATACAGCGAATAAACCAACAGGCCTGACAGATGGAACTGTATATGTAATTTACAGTTCGCACATTAAACCGACTGCTGCTGATGTTGGGGCGTTATCATTATCTGGAGGTCAATTGAATGGTGCACTGGGCATCGGTACATCCAGTGCTCTTGGCGGTAACTCGATTGTTTTGGGTGATAATGACACGGGCTTTAAACAAAATGGCGACGGTAATCTGGATGTTTATGCTAATAACGTCCATGTTATGCGCTTTGTCTCCGGTAGCATTCAAAGTAATAAAACCATAAATATTACGGGGCGTGTTAATCCCACAGATTACGGTAACTTTGATTCCCGCTATGTCCGGGATATCCGGCTTGGTGGTGCTGCCACATACAAACCTGCGAACAATGGCATGACATGGACACATCAGGCACCGTCCGGGTGTATATATTCCGGCATTATTGTTCAGGATACCGGCTCAAACTCTGCCGATAACATTGGTGGCGTATATTACAGACCGGTTCAGAAATACATTAACGGGACATGGTATAACGTGGCACAGGTATAATTTATGCAGCATTTAAAAAATATTACGGCGGGTAATCCAAAAACGGTTGAACAATATCAATTGACAAAGGGTTTTGATGTTGTCTGGTTTTTTTCAGAAGATGGTAAGAACTGGTACGAAGAACAAAAGTATTTTGCTGATGACACGATAAAAATAGCGTACGACAAAGATAATATTATCCGCTATGTGGAAAAGGATGTGACAGCTATCAGACCAGATGGATTAAGTGTTGTTGAAGTGCCGGATATTACCGCTAACCGACGGGCGGACATTTCAGGGAACTGGATGTTTAAGGACGGCACAGTGATTAAACGAATTTATACGGCGGAGGAATTGCAGCAGCAGGCAGAAAATCGGAAAGCCAGACTTCTAGCAGATGCTGAATCCGTGATTTTGCCGCTGGAGCGCGCGGTCAGACTGAACATGGCAACAGATGAGGAGCGCACACGGCTGGAGATCTGGGAACGCTACAGCGTTCTGGTCAGTCGTGTGGATCCTGCAAATCCTGAATGGCCGGAAATGCCGCAATAAGTTGTATAAGCTCTGGTGTGAGATTACATATCTATGGCACAGAGTAAAGCCTAATCTGACAGTCCGCTCTGTGCCATTACCGGACATACTGAGCAGAAGGCTAAAAAGGACGCTTTCAGGACATATAGCAAGGGAGCAAGGATGAAAGAATTAACCCAGTATATTTAATGTTTCAATCATGATAGTTTCTGAATTAAAGGGGGGTACCCACCCCCTTTAATTACTTGTTCCACTCAGTCAGAATTTGGTTACTAACTTCATCTGAGAGATTGTACCAATAAGCTGAGTTATTGGTTGCGTCTACAACAATAAGCTTATCATCACTATCCATGACCGCCCTCACAATTTTGGCTGCATCCTCGGCAGAGTAACTACAGTTAACATACCAGTTCGATTCAGTTGTTAAAGCCCAATTTCCTAAAGATTTAATTGCATCATACACAGCCGCATAATCTTTCGTTTTAATAAGGTCGTAAGTAATAAATAAATTATTAGCCATAAATCATCTCCCAAAGGACAAAGAAAAAAGCGCCTAGAAAGGCGCTCATATATTAATGGTCTTTAAGCCATGCCTGTACTTTCTTAGCCGAATGACCTACAGCCTGTACGGCTTGAACAAGTTTGGCCTCGCTAACTCCAAACTTTTCAGCCCAATCACGTCTCTCGTAATCCTGTTTGATACTTATTAAATCATTGTCAGGGGTACCGATTTTGGTCTTATCATCAGCCATTTTACTGATTCCTCGTGATACAGGCTTATACCTGCCCATTAGTTATATGGCTCCTGTGCTGCTTCGTAAACGTTCAATAATCAAACAATTGACACTGATCATAAAACCAGTTATAGGATTTGACTCTAGCTTGGATATATGATGATGTCACCCCCTTTATATTGTTGTCGGTAACTCACAGACATTGAACTCATGCTGGTGAGTGAAAGGCTACATAAACGCCCAACATTTAAACTGCCCTCAGCAGCGTTCGCGGAGCAATATACAGGCTTCGTATTCAATCCTTGCCCTACGAGAAACCCTAGCCGTTGCCTCGTTTTCAAGTGTCAGGAAGTTCTTTGTCAGACCTCATACAGTCTTGGGCTGGGTGAGGTGCATGGGGGAAGTTGAAGCCTTAACTGTTGAGGTAAATCGAACCATAAGTGTGCAATTTTTCAAGCCCGGCGTTATTTTAGTATTGAAAACAATTAGTACGCCCCCAAGGACAACTCATGATCGAATTTATCGCAGAGCATATAAACACAGTAAGTACACTTATCTCAGCTTTGGCAGCATTGCTAACAGCAGTTGCTACATTTTTCTTGTGGAGAGTAACAAGGCTATTAGCAGACGAGACAAAAAGGATGGTTGACGCATCAGTTCAACCTCATGTCGTTGTGACTCTTGAACCAAATTCTTGGGCTGCTTTTTATTTTGATATCAATATTGCTAATACCGGAAATGCCCCAGCCTATGATATTGAAGTCGGATTTAATCCCCCACTGGTTAATGCAGAACATAGAAAAAATGAAGGTATACCATTTAGCAAGGTTAGCGTATTGAAAAACGGCCATTCCCTTAACAGCAGTCTTTGTAAGTATGACCAGATTAAAGATCAAGTTTATTCTGTTAGTATTAGCTGGTCTAAACAGCCGGGCTCAACTGAAAGAGAGCGGAATGAGTATTCTTATGATATGGCTTCTTTCGAGGGGGTTAGCTACTTAGGTGCAAGGAGTCCAATGACACAGATAGCTGAACAGATGAAAAAGATTAGAGAAGACTGGAGGCCGATTTCCCAGGGAAGCAAAAAAATTAAAACAGACAACTATAATTCAAGTGACAGAGCCGAGGAACAACGAGCACGTGAAGAGTGGTATCAGACCACTGCAAAGAAATGGGATAAAGAAAAGCAAAAAGATAACTAATACAATTGACCTGCTCCCCATAAATTAGCATACCACAATCTCAGGTCCGCTCTTCGCTCAAAACAGGCTGTCAGATTTGACAGAATTTTGGTTACGTAATTTGTCAGTTGGAAACAGAGAGAGTACAAATCAAGGCAGGCAAGCTGATTGCCCGCCTTTTCTTTATCTGTTGTTTCATCCACTGACCAGCCAGGTCAAATAGCGTCTCATGCACTGCCCAACAGAAAATAGTTGCACCCATTAACCACGGAGTTAAACGGATGAGTGACTATCATCATGGCGTGCAGGTGCTGGAGATTAACGACGGCACCCGCGTCATTTCCACCGTATCCACGGCCATTGTCGGCATGGTCTGCACGGCCAGCGATGCAGATGCGGAAACCTTCCCCCTCAATAAACCGGTGCTGATTACCAATGTGCAGAGCGCAATTGCGAAGGCCGGTAAAAAAGGCACGCTGGCGGCATCGTTACAGGCCATCGCCGACCAGTCAAAACCGGTCACCGTTGTCGTGCGTGTGGAAGACGGCACCGGCGAAGACGAAGAAACGAAACTCGCGCAGACCGTTTCCAATATCATCGGCACCACCGACGAAAACGGTCAGTACACCGGACTGAAAGCCCTGCTGGCGGCGGAGTCGGTAACCGGTGTAAAACCGCGTATTCTCGGCGTGCCGGGACTGGATACCAAAGAGGTGGCTGTTGCACTGGCATCAGTCTGTCAGAAGCTGCGTGCTTTCGGGTATATCAGCGCATGGGGATGTAAGACCATTTCCGAGGTGAAAGCCTACCGCCAGAATTTCAGCCAGCGTGAGCTGATGGTCATCTGGCCGGATTTCCTCGCATGGGATACGGTCACCAGTACCACCGCCACCGCGTATGCCACCGCCCGTGCGCTGGGTCTGCGCGCTAAAATCGACCAGGAGCAGGGCTGGCATAAAACGCTGTCCAACGTCGGGGTGAACGGTGTTACCGGCATCAGCGCCTCTGTATTCTGGGATTTGTAGGAGTCCGGCACCGATGCTGACCTGCTTAACGAGTCAGGCGTCACAACGCTGATTCGCCGCGACGGTTTCCGCTTCTGGGGTAACCGTACCTGCTCTGATGACCCGCTGTTCCTCTTTGAAAACTACACCCGCACCGCGCAGGTGCTGGCCGACACGATGGCTGAGGCGCACATGTGGGCGGTGGACAAACCCATCACCGCAACGCTGATTCGCGACATCGTTGACGGCATCAATGCCAAATTCCGTGAGCTGAAAACAAACGGCTATATCGTGGATGCGACCTGCTGGTTCAGCGAAGAATCCAATGATGCGGAAACCCTCAAGGCCGGAAAACTGTATATCGACTACGACTATACACCGGTGCCTCCTCTCGAAAACCTGACCCTGCGCCAGCGTATTACCGATAAATACCTGGCAAATCTGGTCACTTCGGTTAACAGCAATTAAGGAGCCTGACCGATGGCAATGCCGCGCAAACTCAAGTTAATGAACGTCTTTCTGAACGGCTACAGCTATCAGGGCGTTGCAAAGTCCGTCACGCTGCCAAAACTGACCCGTAAGCTCGAAAACTATCGCGGTGCGGGAATGAACGGCAGCGCACCGGTAGACCTCGGCCTTGATGACGATGCGCTGTCAATGGAGTGGTCGCTCGGTGGCTTCCCGGATTCGGTTATCTGGGAGCTTTACGCCGCAACCGGTGTGGATGCCGTGCCGATTCGTTTTGCAGGCTCTTACCAGCGCGACGATACCGGCGAAACGGTGGCCGTCGAAGTGGTCATGCGTGGACGTCAGAAAGAAATCGACACCGGCGAGGGTAAACAGGGAGAAGACACTGAGTCGAAAATCTCCGTGGTCTGCACCTATTTCCGGCTGACGATGGACGGTAAGGAGCTGGTCGAAATTGACACCATCAACATGATTGAGAAGGTGAACGGCGTCGACCGGCTGGAGCAACACCGCCGCAATATCGGCCTGTGATTTTCATCCGGTCAGCCTGGCTGGCCGGTTAACCCTGATTCAGAAGTGAGAAAACCATGAACAAAGAAAATGTCATTACCCTGGACAATCCGGTCAAACGTGGTGAGCAGGTTATCGAACAGGTCACGCTGATGAAACCCAATGCCGGGACGCTACGCGGTGTCAGTCTGGCTGCGGTTGCAAACTCCGAAGTCGATGCACTGATTAAGGTGCTGCCGCGCATGACGGCACCGATGCTGACCGAGCAGGAAGTCGCCGCGCTGGAACTGCCTGACCTTGTGGCGCTGGCCGGTAAGGTGGTCGGTTTTTTGTCGCCGAACTCGGTGCAGTGACGTTTCCGAAAAATCTCTCGGTCGATGACCTGATGGCGGATGTGGCAGTGATATTTCACTGGCCGCCATCAGAACTGTATCCCATGAGCCTGACCGAACTCATCACATGGCGCGAAAAGGCGCTCCGGCGAAGCGGAAACACGAATGAGTAACAATGTAAAATTACAGGTATTGCTCAGGGCTGTTGACCAGGCATCCCGCCCGTTTAAATCCATCCGCACAGCGAGTAAGTCGCTGTCGGGGGATATCCGGGAAACACAAAAATCACTGCGCGAGCTGAACGGTCACGCATCCCGTATTGAGGGATTTCGCAAGACCAGTGCACAGCTTGCCGTGACTGGTCATGCACTTGAAAAGGCACGGCAGGAAGCTGAAGCCCTTGCCACACAGTTTAAAAATACCGAACGACCGACCCGTGCTCAGGCGAAAGTGCTGGAATCCGCAAAGCGTGCGACGGAGGACTTACAGGCGAAATATAACCGCCTGACGGATTCCGTTAAACGCCAGCAGCGGGAACTGGCCGTTGTGGGAATTAATACCCGCAATCTTGCACATGATGAGCAGGGACTGAAAAACCGTATCAGTGAAACCACCGCACAGCTTAACCGGCAGCGCGACGCGCTGGCGCGTGTCAGTGCGCAACAGGCAAAACTTAACGCAGTCAAACAGCGTTATCAGGCCGGAAAGGAACTGGCCGGAAATATGGCCTCAGTAGGCGCTGCCGGTGTGGGGATTGCGGCGGCGGGAACGATGGCCGGAGTTAAGTTGCTGATGCCCGGTTATGAGTTTGCGCAGAAAAACTCAGAATTGCAGGCCGTGCTCGGAGTGGCAAAAGACTCCGCCGAAATGACCGCACTACGCAAACAGGCGCGCCAGCTCGGCGACAATACCGCCGCCTCGGCGGATGATGCGGCCGGTGCACAGATAATCATCGCGAAAGCGGGTGGGGATGTTGATGCCATTCAGGCGGCAACGCCGGTCACGCTGAATATGGCGCTGGCGAACCGCCGCACGATGGAAGAAAACGCCGCCCTGCTGATGGGGATGAAATCCGCCTTTCAGCTTTCAAACGATAAGGTCGCTCATATCGGGGATGTTCTCTCCATGACGATGAACAAAACCGCCGCCGATTTTGACGGCATGAGCGATGCGCTGACCTATGCCGCACCTGTGGCAAAAAATGCCGGTGTCAGCATTGAAGAAACCGCCGCAATGGTCGGGGCGCTGCATGATGCAAAAATCACAGGCTCAATGGCGGGGACGGGAAGCCGTGCCGTGTTAAGCCGCCTGCAGGCACCGACGGGAAAAGCATGGGATGCACTCAAAGAGCTTGGCGTGAAAACCTCAGACAGCAAGGGAAACACCCGGCCAATATTTACCATTCTGAAAGAAATGCAGGCCAGTTTTGAGAAAAACCGGCTCGGTACTGCCCAGCAGGCTGAATACATGAAAACTATTTTCGGGGAGGAGGCCAGCTCAGCCGCCGCCGTGCTGATGACTGCCGCCTCAACCGGAAAGCTGGACAAACTGACCGCTGCGTTTAAAGCCTCAGACGGGAAGACTGCCGAGCTGGTAAATATCATGCAGGACAACCTCGGCGGTGACTTTAAGGAGTTTCAGTCCGCTTATGAGGCGGTGGGGACAGACCTGTTTGACCAGCAGGAAGGCGCACTGCGTAAGCTCACGCAGACGGCCACAAAGTATGTGTTAAAACTCGACGGCTGGATCCAGAAAAACAAATCACTGGCGTCAACCATCGGCCTCATTGTCGGTGGCGCGCTGGCGCTTATTGGCATCATCGGTGCCATTGGTCTTGTAGCCTGGCCGGTTATCACTGGCATCAATGCCATCATCGCGGCAGCAGGCGCAATGGGGGCAGTCTTCACGACGGTTGGCAGTGCTGTTATGACCGCCATCGGGGCGATTAGCTGGCCGGTTGTGGCCGTGGTGGCCGCCATTGTCGCCGGGGCGTTGCTTATCCGTAAATACTGGGAGCCTGTCAGCGCATTCTTTGGCGGTGTGGTGGAAGGGCTGAAAGCGGCATTTGCGCCGGTGGGGGAACTGTTCACGCCACTTAAGCCGGTGTTCGACTGGCTGGGCGAAAAGTTACAGGCCGCGTGGCAGTGGTTTAAAAACCTGATTGCCCCGGTCAAAGCCACTCAGGACACCCTGAACAGTTGCCGTGACACGGGGGTCATGTTCGGGCAGGCACTGGCTGACGCGCTGATGCTGCCGCTTAATGCGTTCAACAAACTGCGCAGCGGTATTGACTGGGTACTGGAAAAACTCGGTGTTATCAACAAAGAGTCAGACACACTTGACCAGACCGCCGCCAGAACTCAAGCCGCCACGTATGGCAGCGGTGGTTATATTCCGGCGACCAGCTCTTATGCAGGCTATCAGGCTTATCAGCCGGTCACGGCACCGGCTGGCCGCTCTTATGTGGACCAGAGTAAAAACGAATATCACATCAGCCTGACGGGTGGTACTGCGCCGGGGACACAGCTCGACCGCCAGTTACAGGATGCGCTCGAAAAATACGAGCGGGATAAACGTGCGCGCGCCCGTGCCAGCATGATGCATGACGGTTAAGGAGGTGACGAAAAATGATGCTCGCGTTAGGTATGTTTGTTTTTATGCGCCAGACGCTGCCACACCAGACCATGCAGCGTGAATCAGATTATCGCTGGCCGTCAAATTCCCGTATCGGCAAACGGGATGCCTTTCAGTTTCTCGGTGTGGGTGAGGAAAACATCACGCTGGCCGGTGTGCTTTATCCCGAACTGACCGGCGGCAAGCTGACGATGACCACGCTCAGGCTGATGGCAGAGGAAGGTCGGGCGTGGCCGTTGCTGGATGGCACCGGCATGATTTACGGCATGTATGTCATCAGTAAGGTGAGTGAAACAGGGAGTATTTTCTTTGCAGACGGCACACCCCGAAAAATTGATTTTACGCTGTCGCTCACCCGCGTTGATGAATCACTGGCCGCGCTTTATGGCGATATCGGTAAACAGGCGGAATCGCTCATCGGTAAGGCTGGCAGTATGGCGACTAAATTCACGGGTATGACGGAGGCGGGATAATGCTGGATGCGCTGACATTTGATGCAGGCAGTACGCTGACGCCGGATTACATGCTGATGCTCGACAGCAGGGATATTACCGGCAATATCAGCGACCGTCTGATGAGCATGACCCTGACGGATAACCGGGGCTTTGAGGCTGACCAGCTTGATATTGAACTGAACGACGCCGACGGGCAGGTCGGGCTACCGATTCGTGGCGCTGTCCTGACGGTGTATATCGGCTGGAAAGGTTTTGCCCTGGTATGCAAAGGGAAATTTACCGTTGATGAGGTTGAACACCGGGGCGCGCCGGATGTGGTTACCATCCGCGCCCGGAGTGCAGATTTCCGCGGGACGCTCAATTCCCGCCGTGAAGGCTCCTGGCATGACACCACGCTCGGTGCGATTGTTGAGGCGATAGCCTCCCGTAACAAGCTGGAAGCCAGTGTCGCTCCGTCACTGGCCGGAATTAAAATCCCGCACATCGACCAGTCGCAGGAGTCTGATGCGAAATTCCTGACCCGTCTTGCAGAACGCAACGGCGGTGAGGTGTCGGTAAAAATGGGAAAACTGTTGTTTCTCAAAGCGGGGCAGGGGGTGACGGCCAGCGGTAAAAAAATCCCGCAGATTACCATCACCCGCAGCGACGGCGACCGTCATCATTTTGCGATTGCTGACCGTGGAGCCTATACCGGCGTAACGGCAAAGTGGCTTCACACCAAAGACCCGAAGCCGCAAAAGCAGAAGGTAAAACTGAAACGCAAAAAGAAAGAAAAACACCTGCGCGCACTGGAGCACCCAAAAGCGAAACCGGTCAGGCAGAAGAAAGCGCCAAAAGTACCGGAAGCGCGCGAAGGTGAATATATGGCCGGTGAGGCTGACAATGTTTTTGCCCTGACCACGGTATATGCCACGAAAGCGCAGGCCATGCGCGCCGCTCAGGCGAAGTGGGATAAACTGCAACGGGGCGTTGCGGAGTTCTCCATCAGCCTGGCTACCGGTCGGGCAGATATTTACACGGAAACACCGGTTAAAGTGTCAGGCTTTAAGCGCGTCATAGACGAGCAGGACTGGACAATCACTAAGGTGACACATTTTCTGAATAATAGCGGCTTCACGACGTCCTTGGAGCTTGAGGTCAGGCTTTCTGATGTGGAGTACGAAACAGAAGATGATGAGTGATGTTTTTATTTTATCTATTTGTTTTATAAGGATAAATTAACTAAAATGGCACCATCAACAAAACCGGAAGAGGTGCTCGCGATGTTTCATTGTCCTTTATGCCAGCATGCCGCACATGCGCGTACAAGCCGCTATATCACTGACACGACAAAAGAGCGTTATCACCAGTGCCAGAACGTGAATTGCAGCGCCACGTTCATCACTTATGAGTCGGTACAGAGATACATCGTGAAGCCGGGAGAAGTCCACGCCGTGAGGCCGCACCCGTTGCCGTCAGGGCAGCAAATTATGTGGATGTAA